CTCATTCCTCCGCCGTTACCATTACCATTTCCACCATTGCCATTGCCATTGCTATTACCATTTCCATTACCATTCCCATTCCCATTCGTGTTTTCATCATCTACAGAATGTCCATTTTCTTTGCGAAGATATCCAGCACGACCCACTACCTTAAATCCCTTAGGGATAGGTTTACATTTCTCATCGGTGTAGCAGTAATAATATCCTGCTTTACACTTGCCGTTCTTAGCCATTCAACTGAGTGGATATTCTTTATTATTTATCAACCATCAAGTGCCACAGTAAGTCCAAGCGACATACCAGGCAGTGCAATCCAAGAAGTACCGTTATAGAACTCTACTTTTTTCGTTGTGGTGTTATAAATCATCGCACCTTCATTAAATGTTGCCGCATCTCTATCTGTTGTTGTATATTGCGGCATATAAAATGCAGTACCAACTGTTGCAATACCAGATACATTCCAGTTTCTGGCATTTGCTTCATCATATGTAATGTCACCAGTAACACTTAAATTGCCAGTAAGAGTTAAATTAGTTCCTGTGCAGTTTTCTGCTAATTCATCTACATCTCCACCACCGACTGCTGTACTGGCAATACCAACCCATTTAGCACCATTGTAAATAAGAAGTTGTCCTTGACCAGTTGTTCGATCAAAGGTGACATCATCAAGGTCATGCATGACCCCAGCACCACCGCCACCAATAGTAGCAATTTGTTGCTGAACTCTATTGATGAATGTTCTGTAATGATTTTGTAATTGATCTAAGGTTACAAATTTCTGATCCAGAGGAGTTAATGGATCAGAAGAATTATTTGTTGATGGATCTCCGGGTAGAGTTGGATTGTCCTCAGTTAAAAGTTTCTTTTCGTTTATCTCTGAGATAGTCTCTTCGAGATAGTTAATTTTTTCAACTAACTCTTTATTCTTTTCTTCTAACTTGTCTAACTGAAGTCTCTCAAGAACCTCTTTAATTTCTTCCTGAATGTTCTCAATGTGTTCATTCTGCTTTTTGATATGCTTCTCATTAACAGTAAGGTCCATCTCAAGACCTTTCATCTGCTCAGAAATTTTATTTCTGAACTTACCTACTTCTGTTTTAAGACTAGCATGATAAGTTTCATTTGATTCAATTAAAACTGTCTGAATTTCCCTCAGATCTTCGTTTACAGTTTCTTCCAGGAAATTAAATCTTTTATAATATTTTTCAATATCTTTAGAGTAACTTTCTAGTTTTTCATTTTCACTAATTTCTCTATTTTTAAAATCCTTATAAAGATTTTGATATGTTTTAGAGATCGAATCAATCTCTCCTTTATATTCATCAATTACTGTCTGAAGTTCTTGTATCTTTTCTGAAGTTTTTTCGGGAATTCCTTCAGAAATAGACTGAACCTTTTCTGTCAGATTATTAACTCTAGAAAGAACCTCTTCCTCTAAATCTTTTACTTCCTGTTCAGATTTGAGTTTAGTTTCAATTAAAAGATTGCTATATTTTGGTATCTCAGTTTCAGTAAATAATTTTACCTTTGCCGTAAGATTCTTAATATCCTCTTTATAAGAATCAATTGAGTTTTTAATTTTCTCTTCAGTCCTTACCTCTGTTTCCGCAAAAAACTTTTTATATTTTGGAAACTCTTCTTCTACTAAATTTTTTACATTTTTGTTGAGATCCTTGGCAGTTTCTTTAAACTCTTCCCTAACAATATCAATTGTATTCTGATTGAGAGACTCAACTTCAGATAAAGCAGTTGTAACTTCTTTGTTTACATCTGCTCTAATCGTATCTAAGTTTTCTTCTACTTGCTCTTTAAAGTCACCAAATCTTTCATCAACTCTAACTTCAGACTCTGAAATTAATTTTTTATATTTTGGTACATCAATACTAAGGAATCCCTCAACAGCAGTAGATAATCCACTAAAATCATCTTTAATTTTATCAACTGTCTCTCCATTGATAGAAGATATCTTTGACTCAATCTTTGATATTGATTGTTCTACAAAAAGAAGTTGTGCCATCATGGCACTATCCAAATCTTCTTGCTTAATTAAATTTTTTATATCCTCTTTTATGTCACCAACTTCTACAGATACGTTCTCTACTTTTTCTAAGTTTTCTTTAAAACTATCAAAGGTAGAAGTGAAGTCAGATAACGATTGAATATGATTTAAGTTTGTTTTAAAAGCATCAAACGCTTCTGAAACCTGTTCTATCTTTTGTGGAGACGCAGCAGTATATTCCTCTTTAACTTCATCAAGAGGGGTCTTCTTAGTATTTCCAAAAAAGTCTGCAGGCTTCTTTAATGCCACTTTTAATATATCTCCTGTATTTTATTATTTATTGTCCTCTTTTAATCCGTTCTTGAGCATTTTTGCTAAGTCGGCAGTTGATCCAACAAAGAGTGCATTGTTGACTGTAGATGGTCCCTTCTGCTTTTCTTCCTCAACATCTTTTAGTTTCTTCTGAAGATCCATTAATTTATCGGTAGCATCAGCAACGTTCTTAATTAATTGCCCTGCAACCTCATATGCTCTTGGCATTTCACTTTCTTGAGCAAGTTCAAGAATACCATTGATCGCCTCTTGACCTTTTTCGATTATACTATACAGATTTCCTCTAGTATAGTCATAATCTTTCCTGACATCATCAGATGTTGGTTTTGCTATCTTATCAGGAGATTTTTTGACAATCTCTGTTTCAACAACATCGTCAGCGACATTGAAAGTATCGTTAAGATCGCCAAATTTGCTACTCATAAGAATCCACCATCAAATCCAAAGTTATCACCCTCTTCGATTAGAGCACTATCAGCACCGATTGGACCAAAGGTTGGTGCAGGTGCTGCCTCCGTATAATCAATTCCTTTGACTTCTGCTCCTGCAACATGCTTCTCTGCTTTTGTATTATCTCTTCCTCTATCAACAGTAATTTTATTTCCAGTCTTGGATCTAACAAATAGTTCCTCATCTCCGATGAAGATGTACTTGTCTGCTTTGATTCCAGAAGCATCTGCAACCTCAAAGGTTTTTGCTGTTGCACTAATATCTGCTGCCAGTGTGGTGACAACATTGTCCGTGTACGACTTAAGTGCTCTTGCAGTAGCAGAGTAAGTAACCTCTCTTCTTGTATTGGTGGTATCTGTTCCAGTGAGGTAACTGACAGTAGACCTCTTGATGATATCCTTGGATGCAGACTTGGTAGGTCCAAACAGATATGTCTTTGCGGTAAATCTTAAAGTGTAATATAAAACTCTTCTTGTAGTGAAATCTCCCTCATAATCATCCTGCAGTGTGATACCTTCCAACACAATGGGAACATCTCTTTTTTCTTTAATCTGATCGACGAGTTCTATCGAAAGATTATACGCTGGTTGAAAATAAGGTAAGATCTGCTCAACAATCTGTAGAGCATCATCGTTTAGTTTGCAATAGATTGATAACTCAAATTGCATATTATATGGAACTGGCATGTAAGACCTCTTGGTCTCAGTACCATCATCTTTATCCTTTGCAGTAAATGTCTGAGTTGTAGTTACTTTTCTGCTAGGATCATATGTTAATCCAGTAAACTCAAAAGACATCCTTGGCAAAGTAATTGCCATAGGTTTATTAAGGTCTGGTGACTGCTCAATTCTAGCTAAAAACTTTTGAGTAGGACCATACGCCAGAGGAACTCTTACAACAGAATCATCTTGTCGGATCTCCATTGAATTGAATAGAGTTCCAAAACCAATAATGGTCCTCCTCAGAATCTCGTTGTAAAAGTATTCAAACATGATTAACTTGGTTTACTGATCAGCAATAAAATTATTTAGGGCATTCCAAATGGGTTCTGCTCAGTGAAGTCCAGAATAGCGTCTGCCTCGGTTTCTATGTCAAAATTATCTGCGTATGGATCGTTATCAATTG